GCAGCGCCAGACATTACAGCCGACCCAAGTTTGCCAGGAATTTTGCCCGAAATCATAACGGGCAGCGTCTACGACGGGCTAAATCCTATTAGGCCTTTCGTGTCGGCAATTGGAACCCGCGCTATGCCACAATCAGGCGCAACATTTCGCCGCCCAAAAATTACGGTACGTCCAGTAGTTGACGAACAAACACCCGAACTAGACCAACTAAATCCGTCTACCGTAACTGTGTCCAATAACAACGTGGACAAAAAAACTTTCGGTACGTTTGTCACAATGTCCGAACAAGCATTGGACTGGAGCGACCCCGCTTCAATCAACATTGTTTTAAATCAGTTGGCTATCGCCTACGGACAAGCAACGAACACGTACGCGGTAACAGAGTGCCAAGGTGCAATTACACAAACAAGCGCTGTAGCCGACACTTCGGACCCTGCCGATTGGATCGCCGCAATTTACGAAGGCGCCCGCCAAATTTCATTGAACACCAATTACCTACCTACGCACATGGTTGTAACACCTGGTACGTGGGCTGCGTTGGGTTCGTTGGTTGACAGCACAGGCCGTCCAGTATTCCCACAAATTGGGGCTATGAACGCGCCAGGCCAGTTGTCGGCAGCAAATTGGAACGGCAACCCGCTAGGCCTTGTGTTGGTCGTTGACAAAGATACTCCAGGTTCATTTATGGGCCACGCTGCGGGCCCTGCCGCAGGCTTTGAATTTTACGAACAGCAAAAGGGCGCAATTTCTGTAGACGTACCTAGCACCTTGGGCCGCACTATTGCGTACCGTGGTTATGCTGCAACGTTTATGGCAGACGCCACCAAGTTCGTTAAGTTCGTCTAACCGAAAGGCGGCTTTACCGCCATGACGCAGGTTTACCAAGTAGCGCATAAAACGTTACTAGACAATTACGCAGTTTTAGAAACGCTTACACCTAACGAAGTGTATGTAGGCGCGTCTATTATCGTGGCAGGCGTTGACGCAACTTTTAATGGCACCGTTACAGTTTTAGCGGTACCCGAATTTTTGTTTATTGGCGTTGACGACGACGGCGATTTAGTTTTTAACGAACAAGCGCCAGTACCTTTTCAAATTCTGTACGCTAAAACAGCCGCCAACGTAACGCGCACAATAGCAACGGGAACCGTAACGCTAGGTACTGTTCTTTGTCAATGGATTACCGCAGGGCAAATAGAAGATTGGCTTGGTATTGGTACAGCGTCGGCTTTAGACACAACTTTTTTAACACAATGCGCGTCTGCTAGTAACGCTTTTTGTTTTCAAAGGCGTTTAGAAAGCGGTTACATAGACGCCAAAGGCACAAGCCCTAGCGACGCCGTAACGCTTGGCACTATTGCCTACGGCGGGTTTTTGTATAGACAACGTGGCGCGGTAACAGACTTTGCCAGTTTTGACGGTATGCCCGCAGGCAACAGCGTTGGTTTGTCACCAATGATTAAACAATTACTAGGCATACCCCGCCCCCAGGTTGCGTAATGCCCGTAGCGTTTACAGACCTATTTAACGAGGCCCTAGACGATTTGGCAGCGTCGCTAACGACCATTACAGGGCTACAGGTAGTAACAGACCCCCGTAACCTTGTAGCGCCTTGTGCGTTTATAGACGCCCCTACGTTTACCGTGTATTCAAATAACGTCGTAGAAATGACGTTCCCAATACGCATAATTACGTTGGGCCCAGGCAACTTAGACGCGCAACGGTCACTACTTAACTTGGCTAGCAAAGTTATTACTAAGAAAATTGGCGTAACCGACGGGCGCCCAACTATTGCGCTTATTGGCGGCAGCGAACTACCTGCCTACGATTTGACCATAACCCTACAAACCCAGGCAACCGCCTAGAATAGGTACAACATGAAATACGAAATAGTTAGCCCCCGTATCGGTACGCCTGGCGACGAATACGAACCAAACGAAGGCATAAACATTGACGCGCTTATAGCAGGCGGTTTTATTATTCAATCCCCCACCAAGGCGCCTAAAGGTGCTAAAACTAAGACAGACACAAACGAGGAGTAAACCCCATGGCGACATCAACTTATCTATCCAGTCCAAATTTGACAATTAACAGCGTATCTTTGCAGGACCAATGCAACGGTTTGACTTTTACGCGCACTATTGAAGCGCTAGAAAGTACCGCGTTTGGTTCGGGTTCCCGCGTTTATACCGCAGGCCTAGAAAACTCTACGCTTAGTTGCGACTTGTATCTATCCTTTGCCGCGTCGGAAACTTACGCAACTCTTAAAGCACTTGTTGGCACTCAAACAACCGTTTCTTGGTCTGCAAGCGCAACAAGCCCAGGCACGGCGACAAATCCAACCATGACTTTGACAGGGGCCTATTTAGAAGCCTTGCCATACGAAATGGCTTTGGGCGCTTTAGGTTCTTTGAGTATTACTTTTACTGGCGGAGTGTATTCAGTTTTAGAAGTTTAATTAAACGCCTGCAAAGGCCCGACACAAAAGGCAGACAATGAAACTTACGCTAAAAGTAGAAACTACAGAAACAACGTACGAGGTTGTAACAAACCTTTTTGTAATTGTTATGTGGGAAAGAAAATACAAACGCAAAGCGTCAGAAATGGCGCAAGGTATCGGCGTAGAGGATTTAGCGTTTATGGCTTACGAAGCGTCAAAACTAAATAAAATTGTTGTGCCAAGCGAATTTGATACGTTTATTAAAAACCTTGTCAACATTGACGTACTAAACACAGAGGCCCCAAACCCCACCTAAGGGGCACCCATGGGCGCCAACTTGCCGAAATGTTGGTAGCAATTTCGTGGTGGCCCCCGCAGGTACCTTTTGATATAGACGACTTGGCTACGGTTGTTGCTGTATTATCAGACAACAACAAACGAAAGTAACCTTATGGCAGCCGTGGCAAATACTTTAGAAATTAAAGGTATTCAAGAAACCATGAAGGCGCTTAAAGCCATTGAACCCGAATACGCAAAACAGATACGTAAAGATATAAAAAACGCTGGCGCCCCTGTATTAAAGGCGGCCCGCAGTTTAATACCTAGCAGCCCGCCATTGTCAGGCATGGCGCGCGGCAACCTAATTAGAGGACGTGCAGGTACGAAATGGAGTAGCGCGGGCGCTTCTAAAGGCTTTATTATCAAAACTAATAAGTCAGGACAAAAGGCCCGAAGCGTTATTTTTAAATCAGGCGAAACTATAGATTTTGCTGCACGCCCCTATCAACTTTTAACACTTACCCAACGCGACGCCGCAGCCAGTATTTGGGACCATGCAGGCCGACGCACTAAAGGCCGTTTTGTAACTAATTTACAAACGCAAGGCAGTTACGAACCTCGCGCCGCCGAACCTGGCGTAGAAGCCGCCCGCCCAAGCGTTGAAAAAGAAGTTTTAAACATAGTTGAAAAAGTAATGAAAACAACAGACAATAAAATAAAGGTACGCCGTGGCAATTAACGTACCGATTATTACGACGTTCGCCGATAAAGGCGTAAACGCAGCACAAAAAGCGTTTGGCAATTTAAGTAAATCTACGGTAATTGCTGGCGCCGCTATTGGCGCAACGGTTACGGCTGTAGCCGCGTTTGGTTATTCCGCTATTCAAAAAGCGTCAGATTTTAACGAAGCGATAAGCAAAAATACTGTTGTATTTGGTGCCATTTCTAAAGAAGTAGAAAATTTTGCCAAAACGGCGGGCAGGTCGTTTGGTATTTCAGAAACGGCAGCGCTACAGGCTGCGGGCACTTTTGCCACGTTCGGTAAATCCGCAGGCCTAGCAGGTAAAGATTTATCCGATTTTAGTATTGGCTTAGTAACAATGGCAGCCGACTTAGCGTCGTTTAATAATACGTCAGTAGACGAAGCAATAAACGCTTTAGGTTCTGCGCTACGTGGCGAAGCCGAACCTTTACGCAAATATGGCGTTTTGCTTAGTGACACAACATTAAAAGCCGCCGCTACGGAACTAGGCATATATTCAGGCAACAAAGCGTTAACCGCGCAACAAAAAATATTGGCTGCCCAAAAGGTTATTTTTGAACAAACAGCCGACGCGCAAGGCGACTTTAGCCGTACGTCTACAGGTTTGGCAGCACAACAAAAGATATTGGGCGCAACTTTAGAAAATATCCAAACCAATTTAGGGCAAGCGTTTTTACCTTTATTTTTAAAAGCCGTTCAGTTTTTTAACAATAAAGTAACGCCTGCGTTTGAACGTGTAGCCGAAGTAATAGGCGAAAAAGGTTTAGTAAAGGGTATGCAGCAAGCCCTATTTGAAATGGGTTCGTTTGGCCCTGGCATGGTCAACGCGTTTAAACAAATTGCAGTTACATCAGCAAAAGCCGCCAACGCGCTATATAAATTTGGTGTTGTTGCAGGTTCAGGCCTTGCATTTGCGGCAGGTAAATATACTACAGGTATTTCATTATTAGGTAAAGCATTTGACGAACTTATAGACGTTGACGCATTAGGCGCCAGTTTTGACAATTTTGCCGCAGGAATTAAAAACATGGGTAGCGCGTCGGATTACAGTAGTTTTGCCGCTAAACAACTTGCCGAAAATGCAAAATCCGCAGCCGACGCAGCCGACGAATTAAGCGGTACGGGAACTGGTAAAGGCGCTACAGGCGCAGCCGACAAATTAAAGAAAATGCAAAAAGCCGCACAAGAAGCCGCCGAAACTTTGGCAAAAGAAACCGCCGCAGCCGTTAAAGAAGCCGCAGACGCATTAAACAAAGAATTGGCAGACGCATTAGATACAGCAAAAACAAACCTTAAAGACGCACAAACTAAATTTAGCGACTTTTCAACATCAGTAAGCGAAGGCGTTACAGGTGCATTTAGTTTTAAAGATGCCCAGGACGCAGGCGCCGAAACTGGAACGGGTTTTATTACAGGATTGCAAGACCAAGTAAAAAAGATTGCTGGCTACAGTTACAAAGTTAACGAATTATTACGCATGGGCTTATCAGAACAAGCCTTAAAAAATGTTCTTGCCGCAGGATTTGAAAGCGGCAATTTAATAGCCGATTACCTTATTGCAGGCGGCGCCAAAACAATTAGCGAAACTAACGCTTTAGTTCAATCGGTAGAAGATATGGGCATGGGCATTGGTATTGCCGCCGCAAACGTTTTTTATAGTTCAGGCGTATCAAACGCCCAAGATTATTTAAGGGGCGTCCAAGACGCTTTTGACGTAGCGCAAGGCAAACTACAGGGTACGGGCCTTAATTTGGCAGACATAAAAGGCATTTCGGCAGGCTTTAACGACAGTATTAGCGGGCGAATAGTAGAACCAATAGCGCCGCCAAGTTTTGATTACAACGACCCGTTTGGAGTAAAAGGGAACACCTACAACATAAACGTAAGCGGCGTTATGTCTAACGCTCAAACAGGCGAAGAAATTGTAAACAATATTCGCGCATTTAATAGGGCGGCAGGCCCCGCAAATATTGCGGTTGCTTAATGGCTACGTCAGTTATTGAAAGCGGTAACTACGAACTGTTTATAGATACAGGTTTTTTAGTTAACTCTTTTCGTTTAGATAATTCCACGGCAGGCGTATTAGATAATACAACGTTTGTTTTAGACGGTTCTACCGAATTTGCCCCTATGTTGCAATATTCAACAAACGTTAATTTAAGGCGTGGGCGCCGTGACGTAGGCGACCAATTTAGCGCTGGCATAATGTCATTTAACTTAAACGACACCCTGGCAGGCGGTACTTTAAACCCTTTATATTCGTCTAGCCCCTACGTAGACCCCAACGAAGAATTTACGTTAGCCCCATTACGACGCGTATCGTTTGGCAGGTACGACAGTACCAATACCTTTATTTCACTTTTTGCTGGTCAAATTGTCAATTATGATTACAACTACCAATTAGGCGGCCAAAATATAATTACAGTTTATTGCGCCGACGATTTCTATTTACTGGCTCAAACAGCGTTAGCCGAATTCAACGTAACCGAACAACTATCTAGCGCCCGCATATCGGCGGTATTAGATTTGCCCGAAGTTGCTTATCCTGCATTAACCCGCGATATTGAAACGGGTACCCAAACCTTAGGTGGTGCAGCCGCTTACACGGTTGCCGAAGGTACCAACGTAAAAGCGTACATAGACCAAATACAACAAGCCGAACAGGGCCGTATTTTTATGTCGCGTACAGGCGATTTTACTAGCCAACCCAGGGTGGGGCAAACCTTGTCGGGTAGTGTCGCAGATTTTCACGACGACGGAACCAATATTCCGTATAACTCTTTAGGCATTATTTTTAACGCGGACTTAATCGTTAATAGGGCCAGTATTCAACACGAAGGCGCAGCAAGCCCCCAGGTAGCCAATGACGCAGCAAGCCAGGCTAAGTACCTAATTCAAAATACAAGCATTACAAATAGCCTTTTACATAACGACGCCGCCGCCTTAGTTTTGGCAAATTACCTTTTGGTTGGCGAACCCGAAGCCACGTTTAACGCCGTGCAAACCGATTATTTAATGCTTACAACAGCCCAACGCGAAGCATTAGCCCTAGTAGATATTGGCGACACGATAACAATAACTAACACTATTACAGGCGGCGAAGTAGCCCAAGAACTGGCAGTAGAAGGCATAGAAATATCTGTAAACGTAAACAATGGGCATAGAGTTACGTTCTATACGGCGGCTACTGTAATTGTTTACGAATTCATTTTAAATAACGCAATTTACGGTAAGTTAGATATACAAGACCCGCAACCTGTTTTAGGATAAAGTACCCACTATGGCAAACCCTTACCCATTTGTAGCAGGCGCCGTTTTAACTGCCGCACAACTCAACGGCATTGGCGAAAAAACTAACTTTACGCCAGGATTTAGCAACTTTACTTTAGGTAACGGAACTATTAACGTTGGAATACATATTCGTGTACAAAATCTAGTTTTTTGTCAAGTAAAAGTAACTTTAGGGTCAACAAGTTCAGTTACGGGAAACATATTTTTTGGCGTTCCTGTCGGTACTACTGACGGCGAACAAGGCCCTGTTGGCGTGTGCAACTTTGGCGATACGAGCGCAGGTGTTAGCGAAATAGGTACGGTAGTTATGAGTTCATCACAACTACAACTTTTGCCAACGCTGGCTTCAGGAACTTATGCAAGACAAACTAATACTTCATCAACAGTTCCCTTTACATGGGCAACAGGTGACACTTTTACTTGTTCCGCAACATACAGGACAACATCATGACAACTAAAGAACAATACGCCGAACAATGCAAAAACGAAAACGCTGAAATGCACTCAGTAATAAACGGCGTTACAAGCAAACTAAGCAAAAAAGAATACGATGAAGCGGTAGAAGCATGGGCACTAATGCGCTGGTATCAAGACAACCCTGACCAACAACCAATACAAAAACCGTTGGCGTAATGCAAGCGTTATGGGTTGCACTTGTCGCAGGCGGTTTTACCGTGTTAGTTGCAATAATTAACCGCGCCGACAAAACATCACGCAAAGAACACGCCGAAACATATAAAGCATTAGGCCGCATAGAACAAAAAATAGACGGACACGTGACAAACCATGAAAAACTTTAAAGCGCTTCTATCAAGTTACGGGCGGTCAGTAATCGCCGCCGTGTTAGCCGTTTATATGACTGGTAACACGTCGCCTACCGACTTAGGTAAAGCCGCTATAGCAGCGTTGTTACCGCCGCTTATGCGTTGGGCTAACCCAAGCGATAAGGCTTTTGGGCGTGACAATACCGCCAATTAAAAAACTTGTTTTACCCGCCACGTTGGGGCACGTTAACCCAGGCGAACTACCCGCCAATATGCTTATAGATATAAAGCCGTTTGGTAAATTGCACCCACGCGCCGCCAATGCTTACAACGCCATTAGGGCTGCCGCTTTTGCGGCTGGTATAAAACAATTCAAACCCATATCGCAAGGCGATACGTACAGGTCATTAGCGCAACAAACCGCAGGGTTCCTACAGCGCTACACCCTGCAACCTATTGAGGGTGCGTCTACCCGAACATGGCAAGGCCGAAAATATTACCTACGCCCAGGCAACGCACCACTAGCAGCCCCAGGCACAAGCCGCCACAACTTAGGTTTGGCCTGCGACTATGCGAATATGTCGGGCGAAACGTTTGTTTTTATGTGCGAACAAGGCCCTAAATTTGGTTGGTCATTAGAAGTCATGCCCCAAGAACCCTGGCATTGGTTTTACTACCCAGGCGACAAAACCCCTGAACTTGTAAGCCTTTACCTACAAGGGTTGCGCCCAGTATCACCACCTAGCGCTTAGGCGTCTACTACGGTTTTAAGACCGACGAAAAAAGGGGTATTGCATGAACTTTCTACTTGCCAAAATCTTTACGGCTGTAACTATTAGCCTTGTGGGGTTTGCGTTCGCCTACGACGCTTACAACGCGCCTGGCGCCCTGCCTGTAACGCCCCCCGTTACGGTCAGTTTGCCGCCTGTAATAGCAACTACAACTACGACGCTTGTACCGCTTACAGATTGCCAATATGCGTTACAACTGGCTAGCCAAGCGGGTTGGCCTTTAACCGAAATGGGTACCGTTGCCCGCATTATTTACCGTGAAAGCGGCTGCAAAGCCGACGCGTTTAACGCCAAAGATACGGCAGGCGGGTCCTATGGGCTGTACCAAATTAACGGCTTTTGGTGCCGACCAAACAAGTATTGGCCTACAGGTTGGCTACAAGCCCAAGGAATATTACAAACGTGTAACGATTTATTTGACCCCGTAGTAAACACAAACTCCGCTATAGCCATATGGCATAATTCGGGGTACGGACCATGGGCGTTGCCTAAGCCATGACCGAACAACCAATACCCGACCCAGGCCTAACAGAAAGTACCCGACAGATGTATACAGAAAAGTACGCAGAAACTTTTAAAAGTTTTGTAGACGAAGTTTTGTTAAACAAACCACCAACACGAAAGCCCGTAGACCATTCAATATTGCTAGACGAACTAGCCATATTGCGCGAAAAATATTTAAACGGCACCCCAAGCGACGAACACAAATTCGCGGGCGCAGTAATAACCGCCGCCATGGCAGTAATAATCGGTATATGAAATGCGATTTATGCGGACAAATACTAAAAGAAACGCCGCACAAAACTAACCCAACCAAAAAGTTATACAGCCACAAAGATTTAAAAGCCTGCACAAAACGCAAACCGTTAAAGGACCCGACACAATGAACGAAACGTACGAACGGCTTTACACTGAACAACAAATAGCAGCCGCCTTAGCAACCGCTAAAGAAAACTACGGCAGTTGGGGCAAACAGGACCACCCCGCAGGCACAAGGCACCAATTTAAGCCAGGGTTGCAAAAATACATAGACGGGGCTTTAGGCGAAATAGTGTTTGCGGACTACGTAGGACTAACTCCAAACGGACGCGATTATTACAACATTGGTGATGTAGGCATATTTCAAGTAAAAGCAACACGTTGCATAAACGACGAAATAAACCTAATAGTTCCCCGTAATCAAGCCGTCACCTACAAACAAAGCCCGTTTGTGCTAGTGCAACTGTTTGATTGCCACTACAAAATTAGGGGCTGGACATGGGGCCACCAAATACCCGTTAAAAGCCATTGGCTACAAGAAAACGGCGACACGTCAGGCGGCGCCTATTGGGTTACAACAAACCAACTACAACCAATGGACGATTTACCAACCGTGTAACAACCTTGTGCTACATTGGCACTAATAACCCGACTAATAGAAAGATACCCGACATGAAATATGAATTAGTTTGCCCTGGCTGTTCAAGCGAATTAACGGCAGGCCATTTAAAATGGTCGTCGCTATGTTGCCCCGATTGCCTAAATTTCTACGACCAAGATGATTGGTTAGCATTTATGGACCTGCCCGATTACTTGCCAAGCGAGGCAAACAATGGCATTTAATTTAGATAATTACGTAGACGTACCAACCCGCTTAGCCGAAGCATTTAAACGCTGGCCCGATTTACGCATACAAGAAACCGACAACCAAGTAATAACAATGCCCGACGGCAGCACGTTTATACGCTGCACCGTTACCGTTTGGCGCGACAACGCCGACGCTTTACCCGTAATTGCTTCCGCAGCCGAACCATACCCAGGAAACACACCTTACACAAAACGCAGTGAATATATGGTAGGTATGACTTCCGCACTTGGGCGAGCGCTTGGTTATATGGGTTGCGGCGTAAGTAAATCTATTGCTAGCCGTAACGAGGTAGAAGCCCGTTTAGATAACCACGACGCCACAATAACGCCAATGCGTACCCCACAAGCGGGCACACAATTTGCCAGTAGCAAACAAATTTATATGATTAAAGCATTGGCTAAAGGGAAAGATTTAGACGACTTAAAAACATTAGAACTACTGCAACATACGTTACAAGTTAACGACGTTGTAATAGAAACCTTAACAATGGCCCAGGCTTCCAAAGTTATTGAAGCGTGGAAACAATGACCCGCGTAGCAGACATGGCATTTAAACACAAACAAAAACAATTAGGCGTGATTTATGTGTTGCAATCAGTAATTGTTCACCCAGGTTTAAGGCCTAAAAACTTGTTAGCAGCCATGCAAAACGACGCAAAACATCACGGCTTAACGCTTGATATGAAACACGGCGAATTAGTAAACTTGTTATATACCCTTTTGGCCTGTCAACTAGTAGACGACTTAGACGTATGTTGGGAACAATCCGAAACTTACAAGGTTTGGTACGCAAACGAAAATGCTTTAGTTTGGTTAAAACAGGTAACACAATGAGTAGATACAACAGCAATTACGGCAGCCATGACCAACTACAGGACTTACGCAAATTGAACATGGAACTACATCACGAATTAGACGCCATAAAACGTTTGCTTGATGAAACTACAAAAGGTTTGCAGCAATCCCAGGACGAATTATATTTAGCGCTTGAAGCGTTGCGTAGGGAAATGCCGTGACGCGTACAGCCTGGTTAGCAGTTGCGTTTATGGTGCTGTTAGCCGTGCTATTGTCGCGCACCGATAACTAACAGACCGAACAACTGGCAAGTAGCAATAGACCGTACGCCGTTCGCAGGGCGCGGGGTTAATCCACGGGAACGTGGTTAGACCAACACGCGTTGAAACTGATAGACGAAGGTAGAAACGTTATGTGTTGGGGCGGCCTGTAAACATAATCAGGCAACAGTAAAAGTAATAGGGAACGGCTAGGGCTAACCGTGGGTGGACATAAGCGCATTAGGCTTTAATAACAGCAACAAACAAACTGATAACAAACCGATAACAAAGGACTAGCCCGACATTGAACTACAACACAACAACACGAGGACAAGCCGCGAACGCGGCGCGTCAGTATCGTTAAGGTCTTAACATGGCAGCACACAACGGCAACCCAACCTACTTAGCCAACCGCAAACGTCTATTGGCAGATAACCCAACGTGCCATTGGTGCGGACAACGCGAAGCAACAGCCGCAGACCACCTAATAGAGCCAGGGCGCGGCGGTTCACACGACTTAGAAAACTTGGTAGCCAGTTGTAAGCCATGCAACAGCCGACGCGGGCAAGCATACGGCGTACATTTACAGCGCGAACAGTCCGCAAACCCAATAGCAGTAACAAAAACAGAAACGGTTTTTTTAACAAAGGCAAACAAGCC